CCACTGGGTGGTGATCGGGGTGGGGGTCGCGGCGGGGTCATTCAGGGTGAACGCCGCATTGCCGGTGGGCGTGGTCGCGGTCGCGCTGCCGAACAGAACGGCGTACTTGGACCAGACCGGGGCCTTGGTTTTCGGGTCACCGAAGAGAGGCTGCGTAGCCATCTAGCGGTACTCCATTCATGGTCGGTTGGGCGCGCGGGAGGCTCAGATGGCCGGCCAGAACGTGTGCAACACGAATTGGACGGTGAAGGTGCAGAACTGCAGCTCGAGATCCCGGTCGAACCCGGGGAGGCGGCCAGCGCCACGGTCGACGCGCCACACGTCAGCGGAGGACCACTGCAAGAGGCGGTTCCGCAGGCCGTGGGCGGCGTCCTGCGGGGCCATCGGGTCGGCCTTCGGCCCCCAGACCGTCAGCCTCACGGCGGCGTCCTCGCGGTTGTCTGACTCGGACGGGGTGCCGTCCCAGGCGAACTGCACGTAGAGGGCGCTGAGGTCCTCGGCCGGCAGGTCGACACCGTGGGCCAGGTTTGCCTCATCGTTGTCGAGGAAGTCGAGGGCGGCCTCGAGGGGATTCGCCATTCCGACCTCCTCGAGGCGGTGGGCGCCCTACGATGGGCGAGTGTGGGAGCAGATCGGCGGCCTACTGGTGTGGGTCACGTTTCTGATGGCGGCCAGGGCTTGCGTGCGCGCTACCCGCGAACCGTCAGACCCTCGGCCGACGCTGCGCGCGTTAGGACGCCGTGCTTGGCCTGCACCGCGGCGCCGGCGGGGTGGTTGATGACGACATCCGCGAAGGCCCGGTCGTTGTAGACGCCGTCACGGACGGCGACAGGCAGCTCGTACTCGTGCTTGCCGCCGTCGCGGTCGCCAACACGGATGCCCTCGCCCCTGATGTGGTCGGCGATCCGCTCAGCCGCCTCGCGGCACAGTCGCTGCATGTCGCCGTTCCCTGCGATGACCTTGATGCCGACGTGGTCGAGGGTGACCTTGTTGCGGGTCATCCGAAGGCCCCAGCGCGGACGGCGGCCACCTCGGTCTGGTCGACCCAGACCTGCGACCCACCCTCGACGCGCCACTCATAGCCGTCATGCAGGACGAGGTCGTCGGCGTTCAGCTGCAGCGCGACAGGCAGGTAGAACTTGCCGCGGACCACCGTCTTCGGTGCGCCAGCGTCGTCGGGCCGCTCACTGGGCGCCAGGGGCTCGAACATGACGTCGGCGACATCCTGCTCAGTGGTCTCATAGGTCTCGACGCCGAGCGCGCTGCGCGTCGTGGTCACCTGGACAACGGTGATGGTGGTGGAGCCGTTCACAGCGACGCCAGCGGGCCGAAGCGCGGCATCGCGTACAGCGCCAACGTCTGCGACTCCTCGACCGTCGGCGCGATCGAGTCGGTGGGGCCGTCAGTCTGCGACTCGGTGAACGGGCCGCGGGTGACGGTCCACGACCGGGCGCCCTCGGGCCGGGTGTTGGTCAGGCGGCGGCCGGCCATGGCGGCGCAGACCGAGACGACGTCGGCCGGGATCTCGACCGGGTCGTCGACGGTATAGGTTACGTCGACCCAGCGGTAGCCGCGGATCCCGTAGACGATGTCGTCGCGCAGATTCCAGCCGGTGAGCTCGGTGGTGGTGCCGTCGAAGCCGACGCACTCGACCGTGTCGACACTCGAGGGCGAGTCGAGCGCAACCCTGCAGTCCTGCACCCGCCGGCGGACGGTGAACGTTCCAGCCTCATACCGCCGGCCGGTCACGCGCCGCACGGAGCGCGAGGCCGCCGCGAGGGCGCTCTCGAGATTCGCCTCCTCGGCGGTGGTCAGGGTGCGGCCGAGCTCAGTCTCGACGTCTGCCTGGGCAGCGAGAGCCGTCACGGCCGCACCCCTTCCACTAGATGTTCAGTTGGTCCCGCAGCGACTTACGGGGTGGCGTCGAACTCGACAGTCGCCAGCGCGGTCGGGCGGACCACCTTCGCGCCGTAGACGTGGAGACCCTTCACCATGTCGGCGAAGCGCTTCTCCATGCGAGCCGCCTCCACCGAGACGATCTGCTCGGCGAAGGTGCAGGCGATCCGGCTGCCCGCGATGACGGCCCCGCCGGTGGCGGCGGCGTCGGTGACGGCCGGCATGTTGTTGCTCTTGTAGAGCGACAGGCCGGCGATCTCGCCGACGAAGCCCTTGCCGCGAACCTCGGCGCCCTGGATGTCGCCGGGGGCGACGAACTCGGCGAGCTTGAGGACTCGGCCGTACAGCGACGGCTTGAGCACCGCGAAGCGGTCCTCCTCGGGAACGTTGGCCTCGTCGAGCAGCACGGACAGGTCCACGAACGAGTCGTAGAGGTTCCGCGCCGTGGTGTGGATCGCGACGGTGCCGAGGTCGTTGGCGGTGCCCTGCACGGCGGTGTTCCACGTCGACAGGAGGAAGGCGTCGGTCACGTCGCGCAGCTGGTACGCGGCGTTGTCGACGGCCTGGTCGAGGGCGGACTTGCCGCCCTTCTTCTGCTGGGCCTTCTCGACGTCGTCGAGCTCGACGGCGAAGTACTTGGCCTGGTCGATGAGCAGCGAGCGGGTCGCGTCGTCGATGTCCTCGACAGTGATGTCGGAGTGCGGCGTGTAGGTGCCGATCGTGACGTCGTTGATCGAGGTGATCTTGACGGAGTCACCCTCGCGGGAGATCTCGCCCTCGTAGTCGCGGTTCACGAGGCCGGCGGCGACGGCAGCCTTGCGCAGCGCCACGAGGAGCTTGGCCGACCAGAGGTCGGGAACGAAGTTGGTGACGGCCACTGTGGGCAGCCCCTTTCAGGTCAGGTTGGCTTGAGCAGGTCGTCGAACTGGCCCTTTTCAGAGGCCTCGACGATCTGCTCGGGGGACATGCGCTTCATGTCCTCGCGGGTGAGCTGGCCGGCCTTCGAGCCGACGTCCTCACCGCGGTCACCACCACCGAAGTCGGGCTTGGGCTTCGAGTCCGCGGCCGCCTTGAGTCGCGCGGCGAGCCTCTCAGCTCGGGCGTCGATCTCCTCGGCGGTGCCATGCGTCCCGAGCAGGTCGAGGTCTTCGTCGGACAGCTTGTGCTTGAGTGCTGCCGACTTGACTGCGAGCTCGGCGCGCGCGGCCGCAGCGTCGGCCTGGGCCTTGGCTGCCGCATCGGCGGCCTTCTGCAGTTCGGTCTTCTGGGACTCCTCGAGCTCGTCGAGGCGCTTCGCCTTGTCGGCGTTGGCCTTGGCCGTGTCCTCGTGCTTGCGGGACAGGGCCTTCCACTTCTCGGCCTCGGCCTGCCAGTCCTTCTCCGGCGCCTTGTCAGGCTCAGGAGTGGGCTCGGGCGTCGGGGTCGGCTCGGGGGTGGGCTCGGGCGGGGTGGTGGACATGCTGCGCTCCCTTGTCGGGTTCGGGGTTGCCCATGGCGGGCGGCCTCGCGGGTGCGAGGAAGTCAGGCGGCGACGGATGGGCCGTCGAAGTGCTGGCCGGCGACAGTCAGAACAGGACCGAGCTCGCCGTGGGTGTGGATGGCGACGCCCTGCATGTCGGTGGAGGTGGGGCCGTCGCCCTCGAGCGGCTCCACCCCGCAGTTGCAGCCGGGGTGAATCGGCATGAGGTCGGCGGTCGAGTAGGTGTTCTCTGCGGCGATCGGGCAGAGGTCACACGTCCGGGCGGTGTAGGAGACGACCCGCTTGAACCGCTCGAAGCCACCGGCGCGGAGCGACTGCTGCGCGGTCGTGGTCTTCGCGAGCTGCATGTCGCCCATGACAATGTCGGTCAGTCGCGCCCTGCCTGCGGCGACCGCTGCGTCGAGCACCAAACCTGTCGAGAGCTTCCACCAGACTGTCTTGAACGGCCGGCCGTAGACCTCGGCAACATCCACCCCGCGAAGTGACGCGACGTCGACTGGGCCGCTCGGCCGAACAGACTTGCCGAGCTTGGCTGACATCACCTGCGCGAGATGCGCGTCGGTCAGCGCGGAGACCTGACGGCGACCGGCGAGAGCCACCGGGACCACCTGGGCCACAAACCGCTCGAGGTCGGCGTCGCGGTAGGACCCGGTTGCGAACCGGGCCTGCGCGAAAGCGTCGACCCTGTCTCGTACGCGGAGGATCTGCGCGGCGTAGGCCGCGTTACGCGCCGGCTGCACCCGGGGCCGCCGGCGGGGCGGGCTGCGGGGCCGGAGGCGCCGTCAGGGATGCTGTGATGGCGTCGGCGGCCCGGTTGGACTCCATCTTGTCGATGGCGTCGCCCGACAGGCCCCACAGGCGCTCCATCCGGTCGCGCCACGGGAGGTCGTCACCGATCTTCGAGGTGGCGTCCGAGATCTCGGCGAGCGTGTACCGCTCGATCGGCTCCCAGATGACCTCGACGCCCTCGACGATGTCGGCGAGACCATCCTCGATAGCCTTGGCGGCACCGAGCGCGGCCGTCAGTGCCACGTCGGCGCGCTTGCGGCGGTCGGTGGCCTTTAGGATGAGCCCTTCCTTCGCCAGCATCGCGCCGGCGGCGGTCTGGTTGGCACCCTCGGGGAGCAGCATCGGCAGCGGCGTCCGAGTCACTGCGGCAAGGTCGCGCAGGTCGTCCTTGGTGGCGTTCAAGATCTGCGAGAGGTCCGTCTGGCCCGACTCCCACAGGTCGAAGCCCGGCGGGAGCTCCCACAGTGCGCCCGGGGCCTGGGCGAAGATCTTGTCATAGTCGATGTCGTTACCGTCGGCATCCTGCTGCGGCAGAGGCTGACCGTCGATGGCCTTGACTGCGCGCTGGCGGTATGCCTGCGACGCGGTGATGACCAGCCGCTGCAGGACGTTCCAGTTGTAACGGTCGATAATGTCGAGGTGGGGCTCGAACTCACCCATCCCGCCGCGGTTCAGGAACGGGAACATCGGCACGAAGTTGAGGCCGGTCTCGGCGCTGTCGACGTAGGCCCAGTCGCCCTGGATGCGAGTGATGACCCGCTTCTCCTGGGTCAGCGGGTCGCGGAACGGTCGCTTGTAGGTGTGGACCGCGCCCGGCAGGTGCAGGTAGGCGGTGTCGGTCTCGGCGACCGCGTCGCGGTAGACCTTGAGGCCGGCGCGGACCATGTCCGGCCGCGCCGGGTCCTGGTCGGTGATGGCCTGCTCGGGCCGCTCGCAGGTGATGAGCGCCTTGCCGGGGGCGGCCTCGCTGACCATCATGTAGCCGGCCGAGAGGCCTGTCATGTCGCGAAGCACGTCCGCAAAGCCGATCTGCAGCCGATTGCCGGTGAAGATCTTGCGCAGCTGGTCGTCGTCCTCGTCGGCGCCGTTCAGCGTGAAGCCCGAAGGGATGATCCGCTCCGTGACGGCCTCGACGATAATCTCGCCGACATTGGTCCGGGCCTTCTTCTGGAAGGCCTGATACGCCTCGCGGCAGCCCTCGGCGCCCTCGGGGAGCGGAGCGTTGCCGTCCATGTAGCACCGCAGCAGCCGGACGCGGGCGGCGCGGTTGTCCATAAGGCGCGTCAGTCGTGCGAGCCACTGGTCGGGCGTCACGGACCAGCTCCTCTCGCGCGGGATTCAACGGATACGTCGGGGGGCGTAGGCGGTTCGGTTGCCGATGCCCTTGGCGAGGGCGTCGATGCGGGCTTGCCAGGCCAGGACCATCGCCACCGCGGCGTCGATCTTCCGGTCGGAGTCGGGGTGCTCCTTGCCGATCTGCACCGTTGCCCTGCTCACCCGCCGACGGGCGTTGAGGACGTGGCGGGTCAGGACCGGAGAGCCGGAGTGCTTGAGCTCGCCCTCGCGTACGGCCGTCTCGACCTGCTCGATGGCCTTGGCGACGAGATGCGACCGGCCGCCGGTCATCCACCAGGCGATCGGGTGACTCGGGGTGCCGACCTTGAGGCGCTTGCCGTAGCGCGCCTCCCAGTTGGCTACGTACGACTCCCACTTCGCCGGGTCGGCGTAGAAGCCGACGACGTTGAGGGTGGCGAACGCCTGCGCGACCTCGGCCTCGACCTCGGGCACAGGGACTTCCCAGCGCGCCTCGGGGTCGTTGGCCGGCGGACGCCAGTCCTCGGGCTGCTCCCAGACCCGGATCGGCCACACGTAGCCGTCGAGGACCCGGCAGGCGACGAGCGCCGTGGCGTCGGCCTTGCCGCGCGTCCTCGAGCGGGAACCGTCGAAGCCGAGGGTGACGGCCTCGCCGGCGGCCACCGTGACGGCGTCGTCGAGCTTGCACGACTGCCACTCGGGCTGGGTGAGCCACGAGTCGGACGCCGAGGTGATCTGGTTCAGGAAGTACATCCGGCCATCGG